AAATGAAAATCTAACTAATATACTATATAATGAAGAATCAGAGCAAGAAATTTTGAAAACATCAATAAAGATAATTAAAAATTGTGCGTTAGGATGGAGTGGTAAATTAACAACGATTGGTACAATAGCAATTTCGTTTCAAAGTGGACTATTTGCAAGAATTTTACCAAACATTGTGACCACTGGAGATTATGAACAAAGATTACAGGAGCTAGCGTCTCGTGAAAAAGATTTAAATAAAGATGTGTTATATAAATTGCAGCGAAAGGCGGGATATGATGTTGCTAGGATATACCTGTGGAAAGTTAAATTACGGTATCAACGGATCTTAAATTTGTATAGTGATGATTTTACTTGGCTTACAAGCGGTGATAGATCAGCTGAAAGAATGTATCTTTTACCAGCATTATATGAGTGCGCTAGGAATAATTGTCCTAATTCTTTAGCAGGGTATAGTTTTAGAGGTATAATTGGTGGAGAGGTTCCAATTGGAGGTGAGAGAGATAAGCAAATGATTGAGATTTTCAAGAGATGGCTAATTCAATTTGGAGAATTGTCTCATCCCGACTGTCGAAATTATTTATGTGATGATTACAAAGTAATATTGTCTAGGGATTATAAGGTTTTATTTTTGGGTGAAGGTACTTCAGTTGATGGGAATTTACAAATGTTGAACAATAAGATCTCTTATGACACTGTTTGGTTACCAAACGCCTCTTATAGTAAAATGATCGATATAATGCTTGAAGACTCTAAACCATCAGGGTGCCATAATATTTTAAATATACCAATCCCACATTATTTCCGATTTAAATCTCAAAATGATTTACATTTAAGATTATGGAAAGGAGTTCGTGATACATGGAGGAAGCTGTATGAGGCTAATATTAACGGAGCAGTCAATGATTGTCGGTTGAATGAGGGAATGATTGTTAACGTTTCTCTTCCATCCATTTTAAGTCGATCTTTATTTTGCTGTAGTTTAGCTAAAGGAATAAATGGAAAATTGATTTCAAATTTAAAAGATGTTCAAGGGTTGGCTTTAGCTCAAAATACAAATGTTATTCGGGGATGGAATGTTTGGTGGAGAGTCCTAAATAATGAGAGAAACAGAATCCAAAATCCCTTTAATATAGTAGAAGGTGAATGTGTTTCAATTATTGGCGTCGATGATAACACCCCGAAAAATGTAGCAGTTGAGATTGAAATAACAGATGAAGTCTCATTCTTTGATATAGGTGGTAAACAAGATCAAGTTACTTTGTCTTTGAAGACCAGAGAGATTACAAATTGGATTGAATTTCAGCAGGATGATTATCAACTTAGGATATTACCATGTATAAAAAGTGAATTAATAATTGACCCACTTTCAATTGGTTTGTTCTTCTTCGTATCTTCAACGACTCCAGAATTAATGAAGGAATATTTATTAGATGTTTTTCCAAAAAAGACTGCTAGAATGAATCGTGATATGTTTAACAAAGCTAACTCATTATCTGATAGAAGTAGGGTAAGATGTACAGGATGCAAGGCAAACTCTTTGAAAAGTATTCGAGCTGAGTTAATTGAAAAAAGGCTGATTAGAGTGACTCCTCATGCATGTTTTCAAAAATGGGTAAATCGTGGGCATATTATTGAAGCTCTAACTGTGGAAGGATGGATATCATCAATGCAAAGAATTTCGACTCAATTTGAACTTGATCATAGTTTTCAGGATGAATCACACGAAGGTGATGGAGCAATAATTCGATATGTGCAATTTTTATATAAAATCGCAGTATACTTATGGAATGACTTAGACTCAGTAGATGCCATATGTACTATTAATTTGATTGTTCTCGGAACTTTCATACATTTAAATACTTTCGACTTAGGTTTATTTGATGGTCTGAAAATAGAGGATACCTCAATATGTTGGTTTGGTGAAGGAAGTGATCAGCTTAGGAAATTTGGTTTAATGCATGGATTAACGAGAATTGTTACTTTTCCATCAAATTTCAATGGGTTATCTGGGTTTATACATGATGCAATGAATAATGTTAGGAAAATGAATGTCGTTATTATCAATTACCCTTTCGAGTATATAGATGGAGTCGATTATTCGGATCTTTTCGACGCTATTGTAAAGCTGATTAATAATACTGAAGTACTTCTCTTTCGAGTTCGTGTGGGAATAGTAGATGTGTTTAGAGCGATCTCTGAAAAAGTTGCCAATAAGGGTCATTTGGATGTAATAAGGATAAGTAAGAGCTCAGTTCCAAGCGAGTGGTATGTCGGGTGGTGGCAAGCTCGTACTCCAAATGACTCTCATAGGAATAGATTAATTGAGTTTGTTAAGCCATATTCCCAAAGTAGGCGAGTAATAACTAGAGCATTCTTCTCTGAAATTAAGGATATTTACACTTGGATACGTCGAGCTTTACTAGGAGAATATTTGTCTCCAGCTGGAATTGAAATTGATTCTACTGAGCGCGACTTAGTACGAACGTTGAATGTCGCGGGCTGTATTTGTAGATCCTTTAAGGTTAGGAGTTTTTCTCAAGGGCCTCATCGAGCTTTTAGATTAAGTGGTAGTTTGGATTTAGATATGATTCTTAGAAATTGTCGTTTAAAAGGAGAGCGGATAGAGATGATCAGTATGGATATTAATTATGGTTTGGATTTAGTCAGGTCCTTGTCCCCTGGATTGATATTCCAAAGTGAATTTTTTGCAAAGGAAGTAAATCCAATGCATGCTCTTCAGGCCACTACTAATTTTATTATTAAATCTTGGGTTGATATGTATTTAAATATTATGCCTGATGAGCGTTTTTATTTAATTGATGTCGGAGGTAGACGAGGTGAATTATCCGGGTGGGTTACTTCTAGCCCTCGAATAACATATATCAGTGTTGATCCTGAGTCACTTGAGAATATTCCAAAAGGATCTATTACTCTTGAAAATGGTCGCCCAGCGAGTTGGAATTTTTTGAGAAATCCAAAGGAGGAAGCTGCTCGGATTCTTACTTTACATGGTCTTGTTGCTGATCGCGATCAACAGATAATCCTAATTTTTTCTAATGTATTATCTAATGTTCTTGAAAGGAATGCGGCGGCGGGTAGGATTATGCAGCAATTAGTTCGACATATTGATGATTGGACCGCCATGGTATTCATACGAGATATGTCTACATTTCATGGTGAGTCGTTTCGTCCAAGATCAGCGATTCGAAACGATTATTTACCAATGGTGAAGTCAAAATTTATGAAGGATTTTGTATTTGATAGGGTAAGAGGTTACATTCCATCAGCATATCCGAATGTTCAAGATGGACTTGAATCTCAGATGCTTAATGGGATTAAGAGGATGAGAAATTGGGCACCATGTTATAAAGAGATATTGGATGTTTTGTATGCTCGAGGCATGAAATTAGATTCATTTGGAGAGTTTATATTACCCATGCTTTTGAAACATGTAGTGTATCTGGGAACAATTCGTGGTGATCTCATTTAGTGTTTGCCTTTGATCACTAACGCATTTGGGTCGATGCACT